GATGCCATCAGATTCCCGCCAGCCCTTTGATCTGCCGTTGGCGCACCTGGGCTATCGGAACCTGCGGATCGAGCCGCGCTCGGGCTATGTGTCGTGGCGCGCGGTGGATGCCGACACCGGGGAGCGCCTGCACGCTGCTGCGCTGAAAGAAATGCTGAGATGGGTCGCGTCGCAGGTTCCCAGGATGTTGGCAGCGCGGAACTTTTCGGGGCTTGCGTGAGTATTCTTCTGTCTGCTGATGAGCTAGCATCCCTTACGGGGCAGTCTCGCAAACGGGGTAGACAATGGACGACGAAGAACACTCGCTAGACCTGTACTGGCATGCCCTTAACTACCGGACGGCGGGGCCGCTGCAGGCTGAACAGATGTGGCAGGAGTTGCGTGACTGCGTTGATCGCATCGCCAGACCTGAGAATTATTGGACCGCGTTGACAAATGAGCAGGTGCGGCAGTTGCTTGATAACATGCCGCTTGCGCATAAGGCCTAAGGCTTTTCCTCAGTCACAAGCGCCAGCGTATCGGCGTCGTCCCCATCAAGATCGAACGACATAAAGCCAGAGTTAGCGGCTTCGTCCAGAGCTTTCGGCGTGTCTAGGTCGATCACCATCCCGTTGTCAATATTCACCTCTCGTCCTCCAAGTCTCCCGACTATGCGGCCAAGGTGGATGACGCGCGGCTTCATGCTGGGGTTCGGTTCCTAGAAGTGGTCTGACCAAAGAAGTAACCAACGATTCCGCCAAGGATCATGCCTTGCGCGCCGTTGATGATGGCGCTGCGGACCTTCTCGTCCATGGGGGCGCCGTATAACCCCATGACATTCCCCATCATCCAGAACACCAGCAGCAGCAATGCCGAGGCCATCCAAAAGCTAGGGCTGTGCAGCATGTCGCCCGCCGCCATTGACGCAGCATCGGCCTTGCGCGCGCCGTCAATCCCGCCGCCGCCAGCGTCCGTGAGCTGAAACCAGTTGTCTTCAATGGCCTTGTTGACGATGGCCGCAGCGGCAGGGTCAGACTGCACCCGTGCTATCACCTCTTGCTCGTTCGTGGCGCCTAGAGCCTCCTTTGCCACGGAGAAGGCGATTTCTGCGGCCTTGACGTTGGTCTTCGCGGTGTCGGACTTTGCAAACAGCGCGCCCAGCTTGGGGATTGCGTCGATAAGCGAAGGTAGAAGGGCGGCGATGATGGGGGCCATGAATGAGCCTTTCGGCGCCGGAGCTGGCGCAGGTTGTTCGACGTGTACGATTTCCGGCGTTTTTTCGACAGGTCTCGGGGATGTGTCGATTTGGCCGCCAGGTTGCGCATCGGATGTGCCGCCGTACTGCGCGTATGTAGCCAGCGCCTGAGCAAGCGTGCGCGTAGGCTGGCCGTAGGGACTCCCCGGCAGGCTTGCCCACTCCCGGCAGCACTTCGAGATGGCCGTTCCAACCCGGCCCGCCAGCACATCACCAAGAGCCCCGCGCCCACGGATCAGGTACACCGCGCCAATGTCTTGCATCAGCGGCGAGAAGTCCGGTAAGTGGATGGCTTCTACGATCCCGGTCCAGGTCTTGAACAGGAACTGATAGGCTCCCGCTGCGGTGCTGGTCAGGTGGCCCGATGTGTGCGCAATGTTGGGGTGCGCGTCGAAGCTGTCGAACTTCGCCCCGCCGAACATCATCCGATAGGCGTCGTCAGTCTGCGAAGACTCTCCCGCCCGGATCACGCGGAGGAATGCAGTAACGTTGACGGACCCTAGGGCGTTCTGGCATTCCTCTAGGACGGTCATCGTTAGCCCTTCCAAGTGCAAGCGCCACCACGGCGCAGGCAAGCGCAGTAGGACAGCTCGCGCTTATCCTTGATCTTTGAATCCGCCCGCGTCTGCCATTGCATGTTCTGCGGCCAGTCAGGCCCGCCGCCGCACAGCGGGACAACGTGGTCCACAACCCAGCCAGGACAGGCGCCCGTCGTGCGCTGCGTTGCCGGGCATGGGTGGGTCTTGCGGAACTTGCGAACCTGCGCCGGGTCACGCGCGAAAGCGGAGACGGCCAGCATGGCAAGGATGATGATGACGGCGCGCTTCATTTGCCGAGGTGCTGGATAGCGCTGTAGACCGCATAGACAACAGCACCGGCAGCGCCCGCCTTCTTGATGCCTTCAGCCCAGCGGTCAAACGTGGATGGCACGCTATCTTTGGATAGCCGCTCCTCAAGCGCTCGCACTTCCTCTTTGGTCGCCATCTTCTCTAGGCGATTCGTCAGAGTTGCAATGTCTTCGCGCGTAGCCATGTTGTTTACGGCTGCCGCGAGTCGAACCATATCCCCCTGAATATGGCTTAGGTGAATGTCAAGCTCACCGATGGTCGTGGCGGGTCGTCGCTCACTCATTTTGCCTGTTACCTTGTCTAGCCAACACTGTCATTATTTACAGGTATCACGAGCGCAAGCAAGGCAACCACGACAAGCCCGACTAGCCCGATTTCCCACCCAACCGCAGCGGAGCAAACCGCCTTCCCTTCGGCCACAGGCCATGGGTTCCACAGGTACGCCGCAGAGCACCCGAAGACCTGTGATTCCTCTACTGCCCACCACGCGATTACCGCCTTCGTCCAAACGCTAGCGATCTGCCACACAACCGCTAGCAGGCACATGATGGCGAAGGCGCCCAGGCCCTTAGCGACCCAGCCGCGCGCATCGGGCGGGAACAGCGGCCACACGTAGTGACGGCACGCGCCCACCAGCAGCAGCGCCCAGGCCAGGTTAAACCGGCTCTTTCGGCCCACCGCCGCCGCCCGCATCAACGCCGAAAACGATGGAGCGAATCTTGGTAACAGTGGCGTTCTTCGACTTCAGAAGCACGCGGTGTAGAACTGCGGCGCCTAATGCGCCTAGTGCGGCTGTGAGCATTCGGGTATCCTTTCGGGATGGAACTTGCAGATTGGGGCAAAGCCCTTGGCATTGCGTTGGTTGTCGGCGTTATCGGGCCGCTGTTTTGGCTCGGGGTGAAGGTGCTTGAAAACTTCATTCAAAGCCGGATCACCCTACTGCGTCAGCGATGGCGCAGCAGACATACCCAATAGGCCCGTGCCGCGCAGTGCGACCTGTTCCAACAGTTGGCGGGTCTTCGGGTTTTCTTGTAGCCAGCGCTTATCGGCCTTCTCCATGAGTTGGGCTGCCTTTGCTGGATTCAACAGCGCATCAGACAACAGGCCCTGCATCTTCTGATCGGTTTCGCGGTACGCCCAAGAGGTGGCGCGCGAGACGCCCGGCAGATCAAGCAGGCCGCCAACCGCGCGAGGCATCCCCGACTGCTGGGCAATGTTGGACATGCTCAGCTTCTGGAAGGTGTCAGACCCGGCGCCGCGCCCGAGGTCTTGCGAGTTGGCCTTGCGGGCCAGGTCTTTACCGATGTTCTGCACCAGCGCCATTTGATCTTGGCTCAGGACGTTTGCCATCGTCGTGCCGGGCATCCCCGTTGCCTTTGCTGCCACGGCATCACCATTGCGGACGGCATTGGCAAACACTGCGCCAGACTCCCGGCCAAGTGCGCCAAAGTCAGCCATTGCCGGGGCCGCCTTATCAAGCAGCGCTTGACCGACTTGCATCCGGTTGATCGGAATGGACTTCTCAGCGAACGCGGCCTTTCCTGCTGCGTACTCAGGCACCGACTTCTCTAGCCACGTCTGGAACAGCTCATTAGTCTTGCCTGCGGAGCTGGCCGCCGTCTTTCCGGTGTAGGACGTAGAGCCATACTCCGCCGCCTCATCTAGCGCCTTCTTGATGAAGTGCGCGCCCTCACCGATCAGCGCGACCGGGGTGCCCTTGGCATCACGGAAAAAGATGTCGTCTAGGCCTTTGTCCTTCGCCAGCGTCTGCGCGCGCGCCAATGCGGCGTTGAATTGTGGCCGCATCTGCAGGCCCTTAAACATCGAGTCGATAGGCGCAACGCCGATGTCTGCAGCAGAGTACGCAGCCCGCGAAGCTGCCGAACGATCCGCCTTGGCTGCTGCCATTGCCGCTTCATCGCCAGCAATGCCGCGCAGAGCGTTCAGACGGGCCGATGACTGCTGCATCGCACGTTGGGTGTACGCCTCAGGGTTCATGGCCGCCGCCGCGCGCTCTAGGGCCGCGATGCCTCCGCTTTGCGCCACCTGTGCTGCCGTAGGTGCTGAGCCTGGCACAAGCTCGGTAGCGCCCTTCAGTGCCTTGACGACATCCGGCGCAGACTCACCGGCAACGCGATTGAGCACGCGCCCGGCGATGGCCTCCCGGCCTTTGTTGAAAAGAGGTTCAGCGAATGACCACGCCGTTTTAGCGCCAGCCCCAAGAAGCGGCGCCGCAGCTCCTGCAAGTGCGCCAATTGCCCCGCGCTGGGCGCGCTCGCCTGCCGTGCCGTACTCAAGCGTTCCCGGGAGTGCACCAGCGATAGCCATCCGGCCAGCATTCCCCAGCAGCGTAGCCGCACCACCAGCAGGCACAACCATTGATGGCAGCGACTCGCCGACTCCGGTAGCAAACGGGCGAGCCTCGCGCAGTTTGTTGTACTGCACATCGTCAGATGCCGCCTGAGCCTTGAGTGCTTCCGCCTCTTGCCCGCTTGCGACAAGCTGACGCATCCCCTTGCCGATGCGATCAAACGTCCGGCCAGCACCGATCAGCAGCGTTTCGCCAATTCCCGGCGTGTCTTCTGCCGAAAGCTTCGGCGGCTGTGCGGCTTCCTTCTGTGCCTTGCCCCATTGCGATTTGGCGTACTCAAGCACTTGATCTTGCGTCGCGCCTTCAGGCGCAGTGATCTCAAACCGCTTGCCGTCAGGAGACGTGATTTCAAATCGTGCCATGTTCGCCTTTACGGAAGGGGCTTGATGCCCCATTGGCCTTGGCTCGGCTCAGCTCCAATAGCCTGCTTGATCGAAGCGCCGGAGGCTAGTGCCCGCTGAATTGCCTTGTACTCCTGGCTCATAAGTCGGAGCTTGGTCTTAACAACGTCTGGCGGGTCCGTTGCAGCCGGGATGTACGGGCGAAGCCGCGCAGCCTCACCAACGGTAGTTGACGCGCCGCTTCTGTCGTGGATCTTCTGGCCGCCAATGTCCGCGACCAGTGCGCGCACCTCTGTGCCCTTTGGGTCGATCCGCTGGATAAGAGCGTCCGGGGCATAGTTCTTCGCCCCAAGCGCCCCGGGGTTTGCATCAACGAGGTCAATCGCCTTGTCAATCTTCTGGATCGCAACAGAATTATTTGAAAACTTCTCTTGCAGCGCTGCGGGCATCTCCTTTGCCGGAGGCGTCACGCCCTGAATGATTGCGGGCGGGGTCTTCCCGTCCTTTGACGGCTGGAAGAACACAGGATTGCCTTGTGCATCCTGGCCGATCTGCGGCGCCCCATACGAAACGTTAACGCCGGGCTGGTGCGTGGTGGCCTTGATGATCGCTGCGTTGATCGTCTTGTATTGCTGAGAATTCGGCGGGTACGCATCGCGCGCCTTCATCAGCTTGACAATCTCGGGCGGGGCCTCGGGCTTTTCGGCCAGTCCGTAGGCCTGCACGCCGTTCCTGAACACGGCTTCACCCGGCTTTAGCACCCGCTCATCGGTCGGCTTCTCCATTGACGCGCGGAGCTGCATCGCCTTTATCACAGCCTCAGGAGATGCGCCGCCGTTCAACATCCCGCGCGGGTCAAACTGAGTGGTGAGCTGGCCGCCGTCAGGGGTCGGGCCGGGCAATTCACGCTGGCTGAATGCATCGCGCATTGCGTTCGAGTCGGCTTCCTGCTGCTTGATCTGGCGCTGTACCTGGTCCTGCTGGAACTGGTGCATCTGCATTTGCTGCTGTTGAGCCTGCATCCGCATTTGCCGATCCTGCTCCGCAGCCGCAGCGGCTTGCTTGTGCTGCAAATAGGCGTCATGCTGGCTCATCGCGCCAGCCAGGCGTTGCCCGAAGCTCATCGGCTGCGAGCTAGGCCCAGCAGCAGCAAGCAGACCGAGAGCCATCCGGCCCTCGTCGCTGTTGAATACGTCGAGAAGTCCCATCACATCCCCTTATTGCAAGCCCATGCACATGACAGAAATCTTCGACCCAGATGACATACCAGCACTGCAACTGATCTGCACAGTAGTCGTGTTTGCTGCGTAGCTGTAAGTCGCGCCGGCTTGTGTACCGTTGACCATCACAATTTGCGGAGTGGCAGACCAAGCATTAGCAAACTGGATTGTCACGGATGTTGGCGATCCTGTGCCGAATACCACTTCGCACGCAGCGTCACAGCCTGCGATAGTTGCACCAGCGCCACCACCAGCAGAGATAGTCGGTACTCCATTGGAGTGACCGAAATACATCCGCGTTGCGTCAATTACCGCTTTCGTTTGCGAGCTAAGAATGATCTGCGTCGAATCAGCAACAAGCGAGGAGTTCGTGCCGAGTCGAGATGCGGACCTGAACGATACCGTGCCGTCACCGGCAGAGTTCGGCCCCGTACCCGCCCGGATGGCCCAGCTACCTCCAGTCGTGGAGTTGTCGTTACCGTAGATCGTGCCGCCGAACTGCGTTACGTTGAAAACGTCAGTAGCCGAACCGGAAACGCCACCGATGACGCGAACAATGTTCTCAACCTGCGTCGAGCCTGAAGCGGACGAACCATCTACGCAGAGGACATGCCCAGCCGTCCCCGTACCAGACGACTTGCCGGTAAGCGTCAGTCCCTTCTGTCCAGCAGACGTAAACACCCACCCCCAGTTTTGTGCATAGGTCGTATTTGTCAGCGTCTTGTTTGCCGTCGCGCTACTGAGGTCGGACAGTGAGAACGACTGAACGCTGATCGGGGTTCCATCTGGCTTGGAATAGGACAAGCAGCGCCAGTTACCGGACCCGAGAGATTCAAAGCACCCAGAAGCGCCCGCAGAGGTCGTGATGTTCGCCGCAGTCGGCAGGATCAGAGACGTGGCGTTGTGGGTCAGCGTCAGAGCGCCGCTGAACGTTAGCCACTTGCGGATGCCCGCAGACACTGTGCCGAGCGAAGTGATAGTCGTCGTGCCAGTCACGTCTAGCGACATGGCATCCTTAGCGCCGATATCGCAAGTCGAAGCAGACGAAATTGTGTCCCGCGCCTGCGTGTTTCGGACTACGGCCTGAATCTGGCGCAGGTTGTCATCCAGATTTGTGGAGATTGCCGTCGAGCCCTGCGGCTGATTACTGCCTGCGGTCGCGCTCCACGAGTAGAGCGAGGTTGCGATATCTGCGCTCATCTCAGCCGCCCTTTCCGGGAAAGTAGTTCAGCAAGCCCGATGGGCCGGGGCCGACAATCTGGCTAACGCCCTTGCCGATGTTTTTGTACGGATCGCGCGGGTCGTAAGCAGTGCCTCCCGACATCTGGCGATTGATGAAGTCGCTCATATTCGGAGCGTTGGCATTGGCCCCATTGATGATGCTCGCCAGGTTGCCGTAAGCGGTTTTCTGCGCATCACTGAACGGTCTGGCTTGGTACTGATTGCTCAATGACTGACCCTGTGCAATCTGCTGCTTGATGAAGTCCTGAGCCGGCGCCCAAGGGTCTTTCGTGCTGCTGGTCGTCTGGTCTTTGGACGACAGAGCGCCGAGTCCAGCACCAAGCAGGCCGCCTAGCGTAGAGCCGTTGCCTGCGGCCTTCAACGCCACATCAGCAGCAGTGCTCGCAGCGCCTGACGGCAAAACGCCGTTTAGTGCGTTGCCTGCCTGCGTGCCTGTTGCCGATATGTACTCAAGCAGGCCGGGGTTAGCCTGAACTGCGGCGCTGCTTGGCATGGTGCCGTTGGTGCTGTAGTTCGCAATCTCGCCCGCTCGCATCTGGTTAACGCCGCTAGCCATATCGCCACCGAGTGCAGCAGCGCCGCTAAGGCCTGAGGCCGTAGGCGTGAAGCCTGCATTCATCCCCATGCTGGTGAGCGTGTCCTTGCCTAGGCCGGCGCCATTCGACCAAGCCGCCGACGTAGCCGAATCAGCGCCGCCAGTCGCGGCACCTTCAACACCAGTACCAAGGCCAGATGCCAGCGAGCCCAGCGCCGCAGTCGTCAGGAAGCCGTTGATCAGACCAACGTGCCCATCATTGCGATCTTCAGCGCGCACGAAGTTGCCGTTCTGATCGTACACGTAGCCCGCGCCGTCTCCGGTGTCACCGGCGAACACAGGGCCATTCGGCCCCATCTGCACGCCGTAGCTCTTGATGGCTTGCGACGGGTCCCAGCTTGACCACTTCGATTGATTCTGGCCGGTGCTGTAGCTGCTGCCATCGCCGAACCCGCTGGACGTGTCGCCCTGGTACGGGCCGAGCTGCGCCGCGAGTTGGCGCAGCAGCGCGAGTTGTTCTGCGTTGAGGTTTGCGGGCATGTCAGCCTCCGAAGAGCTTGGAGCCCATCTGCCATCCGCCGATGGCGCCTAGCAAAGGGTTTCCGGGGTTGTTCTGCGAGCTAGTGCCGCCATTCCCGCCAGCTTGGTTCGCGCCCTGCATGAACTGCTGCCAGTAATTGAGCGGAGTGTTTTGTATCGTGTTGGCGTTTGTCAGACCCAAATTGTTCATGCCATACAGGTTTTGCGCATTGGTCCAATAGTTGTTGAACCCCTGCTGCTGTTGGCCAGCGTTGAACTGGTTCGTATTGAAGTTCATGTTGGCATCGAACTGACCTTGATTCTGATTGCGACTGAGCGCGTTCTGGATCATCTGGTTGCCCTGACCAGTGTTGAACTGGTTCAGCGCATTACCTTGCCCAGCGTTGAATTGGCTGTTCTGGTTGAGCGTGCCCGCATTGAACTGCCCCATGGACTGCATGAGGTTGCTGTTCCTGTTCAGGTCGTTCTGTCCGAGAGTTGCGCCGAACTGGCTTTGTCCGAGCCCCAAGTTCGCGTTGAACTGCCCCATCTGGTTGCCCTGCCCAGCGTTGAACATCGACGCAGTTTGAGAGCCAGAAAGATTGCGATTCAAGTCGCCAGCGTTGTAACCACTGTTTGCCATGCCGGCTTGCAGTTGATTCCCCGCGTTGAACTGGCTCAGCCCCTGAGTGCGGTTAAGTGCGTTCTCTGCCAGTCCTTGCTGTGCCGTGTAGTCCTGCATGCGTGCGCCGCTTGCCATGTTGCCGATGTTCCGGCTTAGGTCATTCTGCGCACGCCCTCGGGCTGCTTCTACCCCGGTATTTCCAAAACTGCCAGACTGCGCAGCGGCACGGTCAAACTGAGTGTTTGTCGTATCGTTGAACGCGTTCGTCATGTCCTTTGCAGCGCCGCCAATGCTCGCCTCAAGGTACGGATTCGCACCAGCGTAGGCATTGGTTCCAGCACCTTGCGCGGCTTGGTAGTTGACACCCTGAGTCGTCTGGCCAAGGTACGGGTTAGAACCCGCGTACTGAGTGCCAACAGGACCAATCTGCCCAGGCGCCTGAGTCTGCTGCCCGATGTACGGATTGAAGGCTTGCGAGCTTTGCGCCTGCTGTTGATTCGCTGCGCCGAATGAACCAAAAGGCGTTTGCTGCTCGTAATAGCCGTAGGGCCCTTTCCCCGGCTGTTGCGCGTAACCGTATTGCGAGAGCCCGAGATTGTCAGCCATGTAAGTTCCTAGACCAAAAGCCATTGAGTGCCGTCACTGAACAACTCGCGCGATTGCCATGCGGTTGTCAGTGAAGTTGAGCCAGCGCCGTCGATGTTTCCTGATGCGCTTGAGATGGTGAGCGTCGAAGTACCTGAATCAGCCCGCTTGATTACGATGCGCTTCCCGTTCATGCTTGACGCGCTCGGGATCGTCACCGTGTACGGCCCGCTAGTGCAGCGGATGATGTGATCGTTGACGCCTGCCGTATAAGCAGTGGATACCGCCACCGTCTTCCACAGCACCAAATTCGCCGCCTGATTGATCGAACGCGCGAACTCACTGAGGTAGTCTGCTAACTTCAGCCGGAACGAGTTGTCAATGTTCAGCGGAAGACGCGGGTCAGGGGTTACGCTATTCATAACCTTGAGTCTTCAGTCGCGGAGTGACCGCTTCAACCTCAACAGGCCCGACAAATTCAATCTTGAACTTATGCCAGCGAGCCGACTGCAAAACGTCATACCTGTCAACGTTTAGTGTTGCCGAGCCAGTAGCCACGTCTGCCCCAAGCTCAGTGACTGCATAAGGCGTCAAAGTGCTATCAGTCGGCTTCGTTCGGTACTTAGCCCGCACACGGTCACAGAACGAGTAACGCTCCTGATCGCCCCAATAGCCCGTCGTAATCGAGCTATCAGAAGCAGAGCCGGTTAGCGTGTAAAGCACCTTGTCATCTCGAATGACCGCCATCACAGGAGCCGAAGCCTGCCAGAAAGGCGAGTCATAGCTGATGTTCGGCATCTGGTCGTATTGCGGATTGGAGATGCCGAGCGACGTATACAGGTTGTCGTATGTGATTTGCGCCTGGATTGTCTGCACGGGGTAGACCGTGACTGCCGCCCCTAGCGTCGCGTCGGTAGCGTGTCCCCACCGATCCGCAACGTAGTTGTAGACCAGCACAGAGTCAAGCGTTGTGCTTGAGCCGCTCGGATACCACCACCACACGGTGCTAGTGTTGCGGTCGTGGATGCCCGCAATCAGGTAGGCGTAGCTCTTGTTGAGCCTGGCGAAGAACCACTCTCGGATACCATCGCCAATCGGCACAGGACGAGAGCCGTCGAAGCGGTAGACGTTCTCGTATCCGATGAACAGATGCGCAGTGCCGGTGCTAACGACAGCTTCGTTAGACCACGTGCCAATCTCGCCGGGGACTAGCTGCCAGTCGAATACATCGGGAGGCCCGACGTATTGCCCGACGTGGATAGCCCTCTGCTTGTAGGCTACAACCTGATCGCCAAGCCGCTTCAAAGCAACAATCTTGCCGGGCGAGCTAACCAACAGACCCGTTGTCGCCTGAGTCGCTGCGGAAGGCGCCCATGTGCCGGTGGCATTAAACAACTGCGAGCACCACCACCGATTGCCCTGTTCGGCGTTCGGCCCGCCAGTGATCGAGAGACCGCTATCGTCGGTGTTGGCGAGCATCACAAACCCGCCAACCGTTTCCATCACCGCAGCCTTTGGGGCGTTTGCTACGTCAGCAAATGCGCCGCTTGTGCTGCTCTGAAGTACGGTGGCCTTATTTATCGCAAGCGTGGTATCGCCGAACTGCGCGAAACACCAGCGGATGTCGCCTGTCGTGTACGAGCCTGCCCGGCTGCGATCCGTCCACGTTCCGCCCGATCCCTCGTACAGTTTGCTCTGCGTGCCAGCGAAAATCCGCATAGAGCCGTCGAGCTTGAAGATGAGCGCCGCACCATTGCAGGCAGCAGATAGCGCCGCATAGCCGCCATTGATGACGGTCGGGCTTCCGGCGTACCCACGGACGGTAGGCACAGCCTCAACTTCCGTGAGCACTTCGGGAGTGTCACGGGGCGCGTCAGGCAGGAATTTCATCCGGCAACGTCCGAAGCTACAGCGTCAACGGCCGCCTGGATGTCGGAGTCAAGCGCGTTCTTGCCGGCAGAACCAACCGCCTGATTCGCGCTGACTTGAATGGCAAAGCGACGCATCACATCGGTGTCAAGAGCGCCTTGGAGAGCAGCCTTTGCCCACTGCCTGCGCTTCACAGTGCCAGGCGTCTCGTTCGCAAACGCAAGCGCAGTGACCCATGCAGCGTACTGAATGCGCTGCTGAAATACAGCGTCACTGATGAGGTCGTATCGTTCTTTGTAGGTGAGCATCAGAGCCTCTTGGAAGAAACAAGCAGGCCGCTAAAGCGGTCTCGCTGGTCGTTGGCGTTGACCTCTTGCAGCAACTCACGCGCACGACCTGAATACAGCGCGGCACGCTCTGAGTCCTGAACGAACATGCACGCTTCGGCAAGCACGGAGAACAGGTACAAATCAGGCGCAAGAGTCTCTAGCCAGGTCGTGCCGTCAGTCTCAAGGCTCGGGAGTGCTTGGTAATACGTTCCAGCGACAGAACCAGTCCCGTCAAATCGCCAAGCATCAGCAGTGACTGCGAAGTTCTTTGGGATGCCGTAGACGATCCCGCGCGACATGATGTAGTCCAGCGTTTGAGCCGTCAGCGGAGTGCGCTCATATCCGACCGAGTACAGCACCTTTGTTGCCACGAAGTCGGCAGGTAGCGCAATCTCATAGTCCGCGTCAATCTCAGTCGAGACAAGCGGCGCTTCCATCTGACGCACGCGGAGTAACCGCGCCATGCGAGCTTCAGCCATCGCAGTAAACCGCGAGAAGTTGGCCGGCGTGATGTCAGCGCGATGCAGCCACGAAGCGACATCGGTCGTAAGCTGGGAATAGCTCATTTGAGCAGCCTGTCAAACGTCACCAGCGCAGGATTGGCCTTTAGCCACGCAGTCAGCCGCTTTCGATCCAGTCCACCGTCTTGGCGCATCATCTTTCCCAGCTCAGCGGGCGGGATGAACCCAACGTGCCGCAGCTCGCCCCAACGTTCGCCGCTAGACGCATGACGCATCGACTTCGCGGCTTCAATGAACGGCTCAGCGTCATAGGTCTTCTGGATGACTGCTTTGCCCTCAACGCGGTGCACCGTCGTGGCGATGCCCAGTTGCGGGTCGTAATCCTGAATCTTGAAAACTTCGTCCATGCGTAAAAAAGGGGGCCGAAGCCCCCCCCCCTCACGGTTGGTTGGCTTACGGCGTCAGGTTGGCGACCTTGCCGTTCGCCGCTTCGCTGGTGACCACGGTCAGCACCTCGCAGGAAACCATTTCCTTGTCGGTGTGCCCGGTCTTGGCCAGGGGCGTGGTCTTCCACGGCTGGAAGTACGCCAGGCCATAGTGGTCCGGGTTGAGGATCAGCGCGGTATCGCTGTTGGCCGTGGCCTGCACGTAGTTGGGCACCACAGTCAGTTCGCCGAAGTCACCCATGTACACGTCAGCCCCGCCAACGATGCGGTTTTGCTGCTTTGCAGACAGCGAGGTCTGAAAGCGGTTGGCCGCAATGCCGGAGAAGCCAGAGAACGTGCCCTTGTGCGACGGCGTGACAGACAGAAGGCTCGGCTGCTCTCCGCTGTTCGTGGCAATGCTTTGCAGCACCGTCTTGAGCAGCGCCTCAGTAAACGCCCGGTTAGTGCCG